ATAATAGGATTGAGGGTCAAACCTCAGAAACTTGAAAATTTAAACAAATTAAACAAAAAGGAGAAATTCTTATGACTAAAAAAGTCGAAGAAAAAGCAAGTAAACTTGCAATCATTTTTACAAGCGGCGGCGGTTCTTCTTGGGCGCAAGGCTCAGATGAAGATAACCATGTTCTTGCCTATCGGGCGGGAAAGCATTTCAAGCAATCTTGGAAGCATATGTTTAAATTCAAAAAAGCAGGCGAACAAAGATTATGTGTTCATCTTTATGACATATCAAAAGCCGAGGGTTGGTCAGCCGATTATGCGGGCAACATTCATTGCCTTGAGTCAAAAGAAGAATGTCCATATATTGAAAAAATATATGTAGTTGTTTAAACAATCGCCCCTTCGGGGGCGTTTACTTATCCATCCATTTTTCAAACAGGCTGTCAGGCTGAAACGCTTTTGCCAAGAAATTGCCGTAAAGATTATTGTCTAATATTTTTAATCCATCTTTTTTTGTGAAAGTCGCAACCAGTATTGCTTCGCCCGCTTTGTTCATATCGTAAAGTTCAAAGTCATCAAAGATGCCGTTCTTGATCGCTTCAGGAACTATTTCAGATACTTTTCTGTGAACATTGCGAACATATTCTGGAAGCACCCTTCGGCCTGTTTTTATATATCTTTGATAGTTTCTTTCAAGCGCTGTTGCAATTTCGGCTGTCGCATATTTGGCGCGAACTGTCATGCCGCGATCTGTCATCGTTTTAATTTTTTTTGTTAAACTGGCAACGCTTCCATCGCCTGTTCCATCAAGCATTGTGTGATACCTTCTTTGGGCTGATTCTCTTTGAATTAATTTAGAAATCCAACTTGATTCTTCATGTACATAATTTGCGGCGTTTTCTGCGATCTTTCCGCCCTTGGCCTTCATCGCATTAAATTCAGGCAAGCGCTTTTTGATTTCATCAGCATCAATAACAACAGTTCCTTTTGGTAATGGCGACTTCTTCAACATGATTGATTTACCAGAAGCCGACCCGCCGCCTGTCATAAAGAAGATCGGATTCTTTTGCGCCTTCGGATTATTCTCCGCAATAACATCTTCAATAATTCTTCGATGTAGTTCCTGACGTTCTGGCGTCCATCTTGTAAGGTTTGACGGCTCCGCTTTTTCTGCAAGCGACCCGTCTGAATATCTTTGCCAAGAAAGTTCCGCGCCTTTTCTTTCTCTAACAACATCAGGAACAATTTTAATTTTTTCTGCATTTCTGCCATATGCGGCTTGTAACTGCGCCAAAGTTTTTTCTGACCCATCAACAGCAACAAATTTCCTGATCGCCTGATCGCCGCCATATTTTTTCGACAATTTATCAAAAAATCGAACTTTTTTTGCTCCAAGTGCTTTTGCCTTTATTGTTTGCGATTGACCCGAAAGCCAAGTTCCATATGATTGCCCTGCGGGTACTAGCCCGCTTTCTGATGGCCTGAAACCCCTGCGTCTGGGCGCTTCGATCTTACGACCAAAAACACGGCTTAAATTGTCATAATCTATTTCGGCAACTGTTCTTGAGCGACAATTGAAATGCTGTGGCGGTTCCGGCCCTTTTCCATATTCAAATACCTGTTGATCTAATGAACGACAACGAGAACTGGTTCTGCTATCCAAAGTTGCAAGATAACGATATTTTTTTGTTGCATCTGGGTTCGCTTTGTAAACTTGTTGCGCCGCGACATTGCTTACTTGATTTATTGATGTTCTGACGATTGTTTGAATCTGCGGATTTGCAAGCATCATTGACGCGCCACGCATTGCGGCTCTTTGTTGTTCAGGTGTTTTTGCCAAACTATTAAATCCAAGTCTGCCAATCAAACGCCTGCGCATTTGTGCAGTTGTATCGCCTGCCAATAATCCATCACGGATTGATCTTCCAAGTCTTTCTGCACTTTGATCTGTAATCCCGCGAAAAGATTTTTTTATTGATTTACCATTTGGCAACCTTATCAATGCGCCTTCTTTTGCTGTCAAAGAAAACTTTGCGCCAGAACCCGCCGCGATAGTACTTAATGAATCAGATAAAACATTTAAATTAAATTCAGATGCGGAGGTTGTCACAACAGCCTTTGCAAATGCGGGTGTAACCTCAACAGTTCTTATTGATGACCTGATGCCTGCGGGCAATGCCTTTTCCATCTGAACCGTTGCAAATTCTCCCTGTAACTTCGCAACAGCATCGGAAACAAGTTCCATATCCCGCGTTGATTTGACATCCCATTTTCTAAGGCTTGCTTTTGTCTGTAACAACAAAGCCCGTAAACGTGCCGCTGTATATTTGGGCTGATTCGCCTTTGGAAGACGTTCTATTGCTTCTAATTTATCAACCGCCCGCAATATGATTCGGTTGTAAGATTCGATGATTTCACGCGAAATCTTATTTGAAAATCTATTTAAATCTAAACTATTACGAAAATATTCTTCGGGTATTAAATCAGGGTAAGGAATAGATGCCCCAAGTTTGGAAACATCAGACGGAACCCGAATCGGCGTTTGTGTCATTAATCGTCATCGTCTAGGTCTTCTGTTGGTTCATCTGGTTCGGCTTCGGGTGTCGGTTCATCTGTTTCGATCATGTCGCCTTTTTGTGTTGATTCGATTTCTTCTTCAACGTCAAAATCATCGCCGAGGATTTCGCCTTCTGCCAATTGCTTCAATAATGTTTCTTGAGATATGGCGCCAGAAGACCATAATCCTTGCATCGCCTGAATCTCTTGCGGTGCTAATCTCTGACCCAAGAAATCACGATTGACAAAAGCATTTCCAATTTCTGCAATATTTAAATAATTTGCATGAAATACCAAACAGTTGTCGATCATATCCTGAAGCTGTTGCGCCACGATCATCAATGTCGAATCGCCTTGGCTTCTTTGTATTTCTTGCGATGCGGCTGTTTCTGCGACAAGTTTTTGGCCAAGGATTGCGGCAAGTGCCAAAGTATTAATTTGATCTTCAATATTTTTTATTCTGTCGCGTTGATACTGAAACGATTGGCCTTTGATCTCTACAAACTCCGCCCTTGCACCTTCTGGAAAGGCGATTGCTTCGCCCGGCCCTGCGCTTACTTCTTCTGACGCCTGCGGAAATCCAAAAAGACAAAGTAGAGGAACAGAAGATATTCTTAATTGATTATCGAAATCTGAACTTTTTTGATAATGCAATAAATTCAATTCTGCAATATCTTGCATCGGCGGGCGTGATTCTAAAAACGAAACTTTGTTTGAATATGCAATCGCAAATGGAATGTAATCCAAGGATGTTGTACCTTCATCAACTTTGACATATTTTCCCTGCCTGCCCTTTCTATGAACCTCAAAGGCTCCCGGCGTTAGTAATCGAACCTGTTCAACTTCTTTCTGTCCATAATCGCCGTCTTCTTCTGTGACCCGTTCCAAAAGTCTTAATTGTGTAAGTTTTTGTTGGCCGTCTACAAGTTCTGTCCGCCAACCGAGAATTTCACGAGGGCTGTATGTAATCCAATAAGGCCGACCAGTTCCGCCTGTCGGTGCATCAACAAGAACGCCGACATGACCATAACGCAACATTATTTTTGCTGTCTCATATGTCCAACTTGTGAGATCGTTACCTTGAAGGTCAACATCGAACAAATCTTCCGTAACTCGTTCTGATACCTCATTTAATCGAACAGGTTTGCGCGTAAGCATACCCGCAAGCAATCTTTCAATCCTGACGTACAAAGGCGCAAGGACTGAAGTTGCAAGTCTGTTGTCATAGCTCTCGTCCTGTTCGCGCGGCATTTGCGGCAAATACTTTCGATGTCTTTTTCTTATGCCATATGTTCCTGTAATCAAGTCTTCAATTAATATCCAATTCGGCTCCATATTTACATATGCGTTGCTAGGGTCTTGCACCTCAACAGCTTTACTTGATCTTGTCCTGTCGTAATGGTTGAAAGAAGAATACACGGCTTAATCCCTAGCTTAATTTAATAGTAATACACTTTTTAATATATTCTAATCCCT